TGGGTCATCAACTTTAAACTGTCTATCAATCCATGCCATACGGTCTTTCAACACCTTGTCCTTTGTGTATGACTCATAGAATTCATCTGTCTTTAAACCCATTACCTCATTCAACTTGTCATAGAAGGGAGCGTGTACGTTCAGCTCGAACATACCAAACAGGCTAGCCATACGCTGTATCTCAGGGCGAGGGAATGTCTTACGAACATAGTCTAACCAATACTCGTTACCCACATGCAGCTCATACAGTGTGAACAACTTAAGCACAGTAGTTACACCATGCAGTTCTGTTTCTGTTAGCTTTGTCTTGAGATCATGTATGTCTTTCTCCATCTCAATCTCATCTGCTGTCCAGAAGATACTCTCTTGTGACTTTGTGTACTCTAATGCTTGTGGATAGTCTACTGTATATGTAGACTTGGGTGTCAGTATTTGACAGGTCATTGTTTACTACTCCTAGTAAAGATAAGACTTCTACAGAACCACTCTATCATAAAGCAGCGTAGTAGATCGTCCTCATCTTCATTAATGTAAAAGGTTATAAATCCTATGTAAGGTAGCCACCCTCCGAAGAGGGGGTACCCAAGAACCAACAAAGCTCCATCGCTATCTCTATCAAACATATTACTTACCGTACCTTTCTTTCAGGTAGTTAAGGCTAACAGGTAACTCATCAAAGCCACCACTCTTAACTTCATTCAGCACCCAAATACCACGCCAGCTACTATTGTTCTGCGCGCCTAGATACTTTTCATTGTGTTGGTAGAATATGCCAGCAAACAACCCAGTAAGGTTTACATTATCTGCACGCTTACCGTATGCAATGTCACGATCTTGCACGTGACCCATTACACACGACATCATACGTTTAGATAACAAAGCCCTAGCACTGGATACAGGTCTTCCCATTATTCCGCTTGTAAAGTAGTGGGCAAAGGCGACACCCCCTATCACAACAGGTTGTAAGAAGTCATGTACTTCCCAGTCTATCAGGTTCAAATCATCATAGCTTATGACATCTTCAAGTATTGCATCGTTCTCTACTGCACGATCAATACGCTGTTCATGGTTACCCATTGTGTAAACTAATCTAGGCTTCCATTTACTGCCACGCTTGTTGGACTCTTTCTTTATTGGTGCTAGAAGTAAATCCATTGCAGCGTTACCAGCCTCTACATCTTTCTTATACCGTCTACCCTCGAAGTCTTTCTTACCTTTATCATAGCATGACAGGCTAGGCATATCCCAGAAGTCACCAATGTTAACAATAACATCGGGCTTCTTCTCAGCGATATACTTACCTGCCCACTCAAGGTGATCTATACGGGTGTTAGGTTTAACCTGACAATCAGGTATCACTATTATCTTCATCTTCTTTCTCCTGTATATATGTAAGTAACTCTTCAATCTCAGTAACAGTGAAGTAAGCCAAGCCTTCTTTCTCACACCACTGCCCCATACACATCTTACTTCCCTTACGTACTTTCTTATAGGGGTCTGACAATACAAAGATTAACTCACCATCTATACTATCTCGGATAGCTTTGTATTTCATTGTATCACCAGCCCTAAAGAAACCCTTAGCCTCAATAAGAAACTTACCCCTTACAAAGTCAGGTGTATACTTACGATGAGTAGTATACGGTACGCTGAAAGGTTCGTACTCAAAGTTGTAACCTTTAAGTCCATGAGCTAGTACGCTTTCAAGACCACTGCGGTATATTGTATCTTTGTGTTTCTTATTGCGCTTACTCATTAACGAACCTAATAGGCATGTCCTTGCCTCGTTGTAGTATCCATAGTAGCTGTGAGTTTTCTACTGCTCGATCAAAGCCATTGTCAAACTCTTGCATGTACATGTCGATAATTAAATCGTCCCACTTGTCACGCTTAGTTGCATCTAATAACTTTGCAGCTTTCTTTTCACCAATGCCACGGATACCTGTTATGTTATCTACTCGATCACCTGTAAGCATCTGCTTGTAGAAGAAGTAAGTTCCCTCATCAGCAGTAACAGTTGTCCACTCTTGCTTGCCGTAGTTGTAGTGCAACCCTTCAACCATAAGTAAATCTTTATCAATGGTTGATATAATTGTACTATCAGTTTGGGCAAGACCTAGTGCGTCATCAGCCTCCATACCCTCTACCACTTGAGCAGAGTATCTCTCAACTAGGTAGTCACGAATAAGGTCATAGTGAACAGGCTTACCCTTTGACTTGCGGTTAGCCTTGTAGTCATCACGTATCTTGTGACGGTAGTTACCCTTACCCGTTAGGTATATCTTATACTTGGATACACCAGTATCCTTAAGTAATTGATTAACAAACTGTTTGCAGCTATGCAGTGTGTGAGATACAGGGTCAGCCTCAACCAACCCTGTTTCTTTATCGGTAGTCTGACAGGCAAACCCTATGCGGTATACGATAGGGTCACCATCAATCAGCAGTTTAGAATGGGATATCGTCTTCAAAGTCATCGTCCTCATCTGATACTGATTCCTTAACAACAGATAGCTTAGGTTTGTTCTCATTGATACGCTTATCAAATACAAACTTAGCTAAACCAAACAATGCTTTAGTTGCCGCATTGTTCTCGTCATCAGCATCACCAACTGCCATGTCAGTAGTAAGTGCAGCACCCACACCCTCTTGATACTTAGCAGGTATAGGTGTTAGGTTAGAGATGTTATCATACACTCGGTTAGAGTTCTCACCCTTACCTTTGGTATGTTTAATTACTACATTACAGGGTAAACCAAGTACAGAATCCCAGTCAGCTACACTACCCTCTTGAGCAGATGCATCAAAGACACTAAAGTATTTCATCTCATTGCCTTTCTCAGTAAGAGTGTAGAATACATTGAAAGGTTTAGTCCATAAGATGCGTGGTACTTCCTTGTTATCAATGCTTACTGTTTGACCAATGATCTCGATACCTAGTGAAAGTTGTTGAGCAGGTGGTTTTGATTCGCCCATGTACTCACGCTCTTGCAAGCCCAAGTCTGCTACATAAACTAATCTACCCTCATGTTCGCCAGCTTCTAGGTTGGTGTACTCAACATTGTCATTGTTGGTTTTGGTTTCAGGTATAGTACTTCTACGTTTTAAAGCCATGTAAATCTCCTTATTGAATCGGATAAATAGTATAACACATATTAATGTATATTGGAATAGTCTTTTCCAAATTGAATGTCACAATCTAGCTCACGGTTGAGCTTAAGTTTCTTGTTTACCTCATGTACAGACTCCTTTAGTAGGTTGGTTACTTCTTGTTCAGTACCCTGCTTACACTCTAAGATTATCTCATCGTGAAACTGGGCGGTTAGTTGTGGTCGTTTACGTAGTATACCAGCAATCCAAACATCAAAGCAGAACACACCAGTACCTTGATTAAGTGTACTGAACCTGTCCTTGTCAGCTTTTAAGTAATAGTAAAGCTTACTAACAGGATTGTATAACCAAGTGTTGTCTTCTTTCTTAATGTTCTTAACTGATTTAATGATAGCATCTTCAGCAATAGATTTAACTGACCAGTTACGTGACCAATATGCCCTGTGTATCTTACTAGCTTCTGACTCAGTAATACCTAGTTGCCTAGATAACGTAAGCACACCAGCCCCATAGGTGCAAGCATAGTTACCACCCTTGTAGTTGTGGCGCACTTGTGTCACCTCTGGCGTATGGTTGCCAGCCTTATACTCTGCAACCTGCTCAGGTGTAACAGCACCAGCAGACAAAGCCAAGTCAAGGTGTGGGTCAAAGTCCTCAGTCATCATCTCTTTAACGTACTCAGGATCATAACCCCACATGTAGTGTTGCTTAGTTCTATCCTCAAGACTGGACATATCACTACCACATAGCACATGGTCAGGCTTACGCACTGTAAACAATGCACGTATCTCTTTACCGTATGGCTTACGTGGTGATGGTATATTAACACACACCCTATGCCTAAACCTTAGCGTGTTAGTGAAGCCATGCACCTGTGCTGTAACAAACCCCTTGGCATCAGCCGCCTTAAGTAGATTATTAACTACACTTATCCTGCTCTTAACCACTGTCATGGTAGCCAGCTCTTCTAAGTAAGGGTGCTTAGTTATCATAGCCTCTACTGATTTAGATAACGTACCGTCCTTTAACTTAACCAAAGGTATGCGATCACCCTTGGGGTTAGTATCATACGTGTCAGGCTTCCACTCTAAATCAGTTAACCACGCTTTAATCTGAACCATTGAGGTAGGGTTAGGGTCAACCCATTTAGCTATTACCTTAATAGATTCTTCATGTTTAGTATAGTCATAACCATGTGAAGCGCATAGGTCGTACCATCGTTGACCTGCAGTAGATAACGTACCATCTTTCTTATACATATTAGCTGGTCGTTTACGGTCAACATACTTAGGTACTTGTGGCATTACCTTGAACAACCTGTCGTAAGACTTGTCATACTCAGTTGTCAGCTCTTCAAGTAATGCTTGAGCCTTATCAACATCTAACTTCCACTTGCTTCGCTCTTGTAACATGGCGCACTTCATCTTCAGTGAAAGGTATTTAAGTATACGTTCAGTCTTACCATCGTATAGTTGTTCAAGGTAACTATTGAAACCTAACCACAGTTTAGTATTGATACGCACATCTTCCTCGCATCTATGTGTGTACTCTTCTATGGTTAAGTTCTCCCAATCTTCAATCTTAGGTTTAGCAATACCTAGGTCTTCACCCCACTTCTCTAAACCATGTGACCATGTACGATTAGGGTATAGATACCAAGACAAAGCCAAGGTATCTACAATCTCACAAGGTAGGTTAGTATCTAGGATACGTTCAATGATAGGTGCATCATAGCGTATGAAGTTATGACCAATGATACGATCATTACTATCAAGGTTGGCTATGAACACCTGCATATCTGCATAGGTAACTAGTGTATTAATCTTGTTACCATCATGTATTGACATACAATGTATCTTAGTAGCATCAATACCATCAGTCTCAATATCAATTACGTAGTCAGTCATTATCCAAAGACTCCCCTAGGTTCTAAGTAAGTTACCTTATCTTCATCGAAGTATACATCACAGTTATAAGATTGTCCATACTCTCTATCGAATAACATATAAAACTTACTCATGTTCTTCTCATCAATAGGACACTCATCAGTACGGTTACGAGATATACCATGACCATAGTGAAACCACTTCTCCATGGCACGACTGCCTGTCATCTCGCTACTGTATACCTTACCACCTTCCTCATGTGGCTTACTTGTCTTAGGCTTAGGGTTAACGTGAGAGAAGCAGAACAATGTAATGGGGTAGCTGTTGACTAGATCAGCCATGTCAGTACATATCTCATTGAGCTTATCGTTAGCCTCACTAGATGTATACCTACTAATCAATGCAGTGATAGGGTCAATCATAAAGATGTTAATGCCATCTATCAGGTGCATCTCTTCAATGGCTACCCGTATGTCTTGCCAATCCCTTGAAGCCCCACGATCATAGAACCTAACCTTACCTTGCAATGCTACTAAAGAGTCATGCAGTAGCTGGTCATCGTAGTCCTTGTCAGGTCTAGTGAAGTCAAGCTGCGCCTCCTTACTAGCTAACTTCTTAGCGGTACGCACTGGACTATTCTCTAGGTCAAACATGCCAACCTTCTCATCTTCGTTAAATACTAAGTGGTGCACCAGTTGATGCTGCCAGTCAGTCTTACCAATCTTAGGTGCAGCAGCAACCACATGAATAGTGTGTGGTCTGATACCGAACGTAGCCTTAGTAACAGTACGCCAAGGGAATGGTATACCCATCTTAGGTCGTTCCATACACTTGGTTAGTATGTCCTCTACATCTACCACCTCACCCTGTCTAATGTTCTTAGCTTCAAAGACACATGACGAGTAGAGTTCTTTAGACTTACCCTCAAGTAGCATCTCGTTAGGATCTTTCAGTGAGTAGTTGGCTACCTTGAACAGAGGGAATACCTTGAGCACTTGCTTGGTAGCGTTGCGCCCTGCATCGTCTTGGTCAAAGCATAAGATAACTTCCTTAAACTTACCGAGGAAGTCACGATTAGCCATCAAGTCTTTCACTGCATGACTGACACCCTTAGTAATAGACACTACCGATGGTGCATACTGTGAGTACTTAGCTGGTCGATTGTCCATGATTGCTTGATGCAAAGCCATAGCATCACACCGCCCTTCAGTGATAAACAACTTGTTACCACCCGATAGCTTGTGTTGTCCCCACAAATCTAGCTCACCCTTACGGTCGCCGATTGCGGAGAATTGCTTGCCCTCTATCTTACGCACTTCATAGCCAACTAAGTCACCACCCCTACGATCAGGGTAGTAATGATGTGTGACAGTCTTGCCGTCACGTTCCGACAGTGCAACCTTAACACCGAAGTGTTCGGCTACTTCTTTACGTATACCCCTGTCAGGTAGGTCAGTTGTTGGTAGCCCTTCAATGTCTACCCTAACATCTTGTGTCATAGGTTCACTCCTTACAGATTGTATTTGCACTACGTTCTCCTTAGTTCTATCTAGTGGGTGGTATGTCTCACACTTGAAACAATAAGCATCACGCTTACCATCATCATGCTCGAACACCTTGCAAGCACTGTCAGCACCACAGCTATCACAAACCATGGTGCCAACCTGCCTACCTTTACTTACTGTATCTGTCATAGGTCTAGTAACCTCATTGCTTCTTCACCTGCATGATCTAGTAACATAAGATATAGATACTCACCAAAGCCACTGAAGTCACCGCCATCACACTGACTAAGCAGTTTTAACAAGTCATCATGCCTACCCTTGTAACCCTCATTGGGTGCCATAGCGTCCATCAATAACATCTGTATGTCATCGCACACTAACTCATCTACTTTATCTAGTAACATATCTTCCTCACTTGTAGTTAAGAATTTAGATTGGTACTCGTCTTGCCAGTCGTCACTTGGTTCTCTCATTGCTCTATCCTCTTGCGTAGTTCACTTAGAAACTTCTCAACACCATACTTCTTGATATAATCCTCAGCCTCAGCTAAACACCAAGCCAGTTGGTACTCTTCTTGAGCCTGTACATCAAGTAACTCATTGCCAAAATCATCTTGCATCGGTTATCTCCTTTTGCTGTAGCTGGTTGATTCGCATCTCACAGTAGCGGATAGCTTTCTGCAAGTCAACCACTTCTGAATCGGCTGACGATAGATCACCGTACTGTTTGAAGCCAGCCCTAGATACGTACTTAATTATATTGCCACGCCAAAACTCCATGTCATTAGTCATAACAAAAGTTACTGGCTCTATGTTCCACCGTTCATAGTGTTCTGGTTTAACTACTACATCACTCACGTTTATACCTAACCTCCTGTATATGTTTGATTGCAGAATTAATTAATATACTACGATCAAGTTCTGCAAGTAATAGGTTTCTGTTAACCCAGTCTTGCACCCACTTAATCTCCTTACTTACCTCAGCACTTTCTAAAGCATTCCTGCCTAAGATATTACCCATTGCTCTAAGGTCTTCAAGTTCCATCATACAAATCCTCCTCGCTTATTGTGTCGTGGTCAAGCATTGCGGCATTGAAGTCCACGACAAAGTTTACTGTTTGATTAATTTCCTTTTCACACTTAGAACAAATATCAAGGTACTCGCCAGCACACTCATGCCATTGAGCATACTTCTTAGTACTCTCGAATTCGTTCAGCAGCACATCACATATAGTACATCTCATCAAGCATGTCCTCGTATGATTGTTGCCACTCATATTGCTGAAGTAACTCAGCCTCCTCTTCTTCTTGTATAATCCAATCAACTTGTTCAGTCATTTAATATCCCTCATAAAGTATTGTCTAGGCTTAAGCTTAGGTCTACGTCTAGCTATGAATGACTCTATAACATCATAAGCTACACTAATCGCCAAGCTAATAAGCATTAGCCAAATTAACACACTTAAACAAAAGATGCAAGTATAAATAATATCGTATGAACCCATGTCAATATCTCCAGTTGTATATTAGTATTAATAGTAAGCAGTTTTACACCATGCTTAGGGTGCCAAGTACTACGCTACTTCACTCGCTGAAGCCTCAGCTTCTAGGTCAAGTAGGTATTGAGTAGACTTGTTAGCCAGTGCCATGGCTTGTGGTAAGTACTTAGGATTATCTCTAAGAGCTTTCAACCAGCCGTTAAGGTACTTGGCATGGTCTTCTCTAACCTCACCACTAGTCGCACCAGTCAAGGCACATAGTTGAGCACTACCAAACTCGGCGACCAGCTCCTCAAAAGCGTACTGGCTACGGTCACCCTCACCATCAAGGTACTTGAATCGGTTGAGCCTCTCCTTGTGTCCAGTCCAATGAGTTAGCTCATGCAGTAGTGTTGCATAGTAACCATCAAGATTCTTGAAGTCATCTGCATTGGGCATACCTATGAAGTCTTGAGAGGGTACGAAATAGGCCTTAGTATCACCGTGTCTGACATCTGCACCACTTGCCTCAACAATAGAGTTGGCTAGAGCACAGCTACCATGCAAAGCATGATTCTGGTCTGGTGTGGTGTACCCTTCGGGTAACTGAAAACCCTTCACTTGATCGCTATTGAATACGAAGTAATGACGCTGTAGCCAGTACTGTATTGGGTCACCCTGCTCATTCTTATGCTTGGCGGACTTGGTTTTCTTGATGAGAGTCACCACCGTAGGTTCACCCTCAAACTCAGTGTAGCCAGCTTTCTCCCATTGCTTACGGGTAGCCCATGCCGTTGAGTTGTAATCATGACAGGCTAGTAACCACAGGTTAACCCCGTTGTAGTTACGCTTGTTGAAGTAGTTAT